GACCTGCTCGATGTCGCGGTTGGTGTAGAGCTCGTTCTCCTGAGCCTCGTCGTAGATCACCGCACCACCGGTTACACCGCCACCGGAGGCGAAGATGCGATCGGCGACGAACCGCTCCTGGGTGATGTCCATGATCATCCGGGTGATTCGAGTCGGCTGCTGGAGCATCGTCTCGACGGTGATCGTGGTACCCGAGACCATCGGTGGTCCGAGCGGGTGGGTTGTCGGCATCGGGTACTTCGTCACAGCCGCGTGGATACGGGCTTCGCATGTGATGATGCCGTGGCGGAGGATGTGCTTGTAGTTCCCCGCCCTGATCGCTGCGCTTGTCTTCATGCTGGTCACCTCCTCTCAGAACAGCTTCACGATGGCGTCGCCGTCCACCGGGGCGTCCGCGAGAGCAATGCCCTTCGCGACATCGAGGGTTGCGGCCACGGCTGCCTTGCCGTTGGCCCCTGAGTTGATGAGGTTGCCAGCGACGATGGCGACCCCTGCTGTAATCGGGACCGTGAACCCACCGCACAGCACGGTGGTGGTCTTGCCGACGTCCGCGTCGTGTTCGGCGACACCCAGCGTGGCCAGGTCAGCAGCACCCGCAGGACCGATCAGCACATTGCCGCCGGTTGCACCAGGGTCAAGCCCGATGCTTCCGGGGTCCTTCTTGCCCGCGACCTTGACGAATCGCTTGCCGATGACTGCTGCCCCGAACGCTCGTCCGGTGATGCGTGAGGACGGCTCGTAGAACGGGACGCAGAGGTTGGTTGTGTTACTGCCCACGGTGGCTCAGCCTCCTCTCTGAACTTCCGGCAGCCACTCCGCCGGGTATGCCTCGATGGTTGTGTCCTCGAGCGGCTGCTCGCCACCTCGAGCTTCGAGTGGAACCAATCCCTTGGCCAACCCACCCTTGTCCTCGGACGCCGTAAGCAACGTCCGCGTGCCCTCCGGGTCGCTCGCGAGGAGCGAAGCCCAGTGTGTCCGACGTGCCGGAGGGATGCGACCGTCGTTGATCGCAGCGGTGAGGATTCGGTCGTTGTCCTCGGTTGCCTGACGGGCAAAGGCCTGAGCTCCCTGCTCGGCCTGCCGACGTGTCTGCTCCCACATTCCACGATCGACCGTGATCGTTGAGGAAGCCACCGGCGGGACCACGTCGCCGGAGTTCGGCTGTGCCGTCTCGGGAGTGGTCGTTGACGGCTGAGTGTTCGGGTCCGAAGGCCCACTCGGTGCCGTGTTGTCCGGTCCACCAGGGATGAGTTGCTCAGTGGCACTCGTCCCCGGCTGCTCTGATGCCGGCGCACGATCTCCCTCCGAGCCCGTCTCATGTCCGGGCGGAGCGATGATGCCGGCGGATGCCAATGCAGCCTGGACCTCTTCGTCACTGGCATCGTCTGCCAGCCCCAGAGAGTTCCTGAGTGCAATGGGATCCACGTCCGTGGTAACACCCACGTTTGATCCCTCCTGTTCGGGGCGACTTTCCGCCCGGTTTGCATACACAGCGATGGAACGCCCCGCGGGAGGTGCCGGGACGCCCCATGCCGCCGTAGCCGGCTCCTTGTCAGGCTGCTGGCTAGCAGGCTTGTCGACGTACTTGATCTTGACGGCGATGGGGTCGCTGAACACGACCTCGTCACCCTTGATCTCGAACGGGACACGGTAGAGGTCACCGTCGTCCTCATCCTCGACGATCAGCTCGTTGGGATCCACGTACATCGAGCGAATCCACCACCAGAACTGATCTGAACCGAGGCTCTCGTAGTACTGCCGGCGAATGTTCTCGGCGTCCACCTGAGCGCGAAGTGAACCCCGCGCAGGACGAGCCATGGCGTCAACCTCCTCCTTCGTCGTTAGAACCTGGACGTTGTCTGGGCCGTCCTGGCTGTACAGGGCTTGGATGTCCTCCAGGGTTCCTACGCCCGGCCAGACGACACCAAGTAGAGCGAGATCGGTGAGCACTATTCGCCAGTGGTGCCCAGTGTTCGTCTCAACGTTTTGTGCTCCTTCGATACTACGTGCCGGGTAGGCCGAAGGAAGAATCTCGGCGAGCCAGGACGGGATCCCGATGTAGTCCCCTACCACCAGATGCCCGTCCTGCTCGAGCCGGAGATTCCCTACTGTGCCAACTGCCGGCTGGCCGTCTTCCAGTAACCCTAGGTCAGCGATGTGACCGAGCTTCAACCGCGGAGCCTTGATGGCCGGATCGCCTTGGCTCTCAACGATGTCGCTCAAGTCCTCCACCGTGAACGTCTTCGGCCCAGAGGCCAACGGGTACTCGATACCCGTCTGGACGATCTCGACGTCCTTGACCGTGGTGGTGTTGGGTACTGTTACGACGGCCATGATGTCAGCCGATCTTGCCCGTCGTCCGAAGGATGGCACCCGCCTGAGCTGCCCGTCGGGCGTAGCGACCAGCCACGGAGTTCTCGTAGACCTTGATCGGATCCCAGACCGGAAACTTGCCGGCGAACACACGGATGCGTGCTCGAGTGGTCCCGTTGAAGCAGATGATGACCTGCTCCCCAATGGACTCGAACTTCACCGTGTTCTGGTACACACCCGGCGTTGTCCCAGCGGGTGCCTGGATCTGAGTCATGAGGACCTGACCGGCTGTTTCACCAGGCTGGACCCACGGAGGCTGGAAGCTCACGCACTCGACATCGAACGTCATGTCGTCTGCGCCGGGCCTGACCTCCATCCCAATGGCGCCTTCCTCCGAGTAGAGGATAGCCGGATCGATGTTTGGGGTGACTTCCGGATCAGTGACTTCGGGCTCTTCGTCGCCGTTAGTGACGCTCATCATTCCTCCTTAGTTCGATTCACCATCGTACACGGCCACAACTGTTCCACGACAGCGTCCACCGCCTTCGCAGTCGATGTACCCTCCACCAGCATACATCTCGAACGCTTCGTCCTGGGTCAGTTCCGAACCGTCAACGTCGAGGCAGGGCCCACACGTGTTGGAGTCCAGGAGCTCGCTCGCGTAGTAGGTGATATTGTTTCCATCACCCTCCGCGTCACTGAACACCTCGTTGCGGGCCTGGTTGACCGCTGAGTTGATCATGCCCTTGATCTGATCACTAGCGAACACATCCTGCCGTGCAAGCATGTCCTGGTACACCCTCTCAGCTAGGGCGTCCATCTGGGGATAGGCATCCTTGACACGAGCAGTGAGGCGCTCCGCGTTGCCCACCAGGCTGTTCCTCAAGCTGACCATGTGGTCTTGGGCCATGACTCGGCCTTTGTCTCCCACGATCAGCTTGGTTGAACCCCCATAGTGGACCGCGCGGAGCAGCCCCTGTTTCACCAGTTCCTCACGAGCACGGCCGGTAGCCACGTGAGCAGTGCTGGCAATCACGTCCATGAAAGCCTTCTCGGCCGCGGCAGCCTGTTCAGGCGTACCGGACTTGGCCATTGCAGCTGCAGCCTCTGAGGCGGCCTCAGCACCAGCCTTGCCCACGACTTCCACGACGTTGTCACTTGTAGCACCCGCTATGGCCGATTGGATCTTGTCCATCAGCCTCGCGCGTTCCGTGGCCCAGGCAGCCTCCGCGTCGACCTGACCAGCCACCGAATCTTCCTCGAGCCCATTGAAGTTCGTACCCGCCTGGATTTCGTGCGCATACGGTTCCCGCCGTAAGGGGCGATTCGGTAGCTGGATAGGCCCTTGGGTCGGGCTCACTGTTGCATCCATGCCTTGCAAGAAGGGCCGCCGGGCAGGATCGGCAGGAGAGACAACCTCTCCCACCCGACGGCGCTTGGAGGTGGGGGCGACACGGCTACCGGCGAATGCAGCCGCGACCTCCGGTGGCAGCTGGGCGCCGGCGAAGTCCTGGAGCTGGGGCTCCGCCTGCTCGTCGCGGATGTAACCCAGTGTCGGTGTCCTCACGGCGAGAGGGTCAACATTCCAGTTCCACCAGTCCTCAACGACGTACTGGACGGTGGTAGCAACTACCCAGTCTGCAATGAACGTCTGCTGAAGGGCGAACCAGTCGATGAACGACTGGCCCAGAGCACGGGAGCCCGTCTCCGTTTGTCCGAGCTGCATGAACATCATCAGCATGGACCTGGCCATTTCCTCGTTGTGGAACCTGATCGAGCCGACGGTATCTGGCATGCGCCCCTCAGTGCCTACCAGACGAAGTTTGGTTTGATTCGGTACAGCTCCACCACCACGTTCGCCGGCCTTGTACTCCTGGGCCATCTCGTCGAGTGCCTCAATGTCAGCTGGACTAGCACCGGGAGGAGCCTCGATGATCGGCATGCCGACCCCGTTGCGCTCGTGCCGGATGGCGTCCACTCGAACCAGCCGATCCTTGACCAACCAATCTCGGTACATTGGTCGATACATAGAACGACCAACCCAGTTACCAGGTTCCTGGTCCCAGATGTACGCAACAAGACGATCAACAGTGATCTCGGGTGGAGGCTTCCCACCTGACCCGAAGCCCTGCACGATAGATACCAGGCCGCCGTCTGGAGCGACCCTGATCTGTGTGATCGTCCGAGGGTGCCGGGGTCCAAGTTTCTTGAGTCGCCAGACTTGGGATCCATTCGGGCCCTCGTTGGTAATCGTGCCGGTCTGTTCGAAGTAGTAGTGGCCGTAGATCATGGCACGCAGACAGGTCTGCAAGTGCCTGTACCAGCCGAACCTTCCTTGGCTTCGGAGCCGGGCGGACTTGGACCCGTCAGCGAGAGCCTGCCGTGCGGCATCGGCCCCCACCACTAGGTTCAAGTCCGCCGCTAGCAGATCTGTGTAGAACGGATCGCACTCGTTCGGGTCGATGTACCAGCCGTAGCGCATCAGCGCCGCAGTCGCGCCCAAGTACAGACCTTGGCACTGAGCGTCGTTCCGCATCTGGTCATACCACTCGAGCGAACGTGGCCACTGGAGGTCGGGTGACTTCTCGGCGTCGTCCATGAACTGCGACCAGGGCAGAACCCCAGTCCAGTTGAACATCGTCGAGACGGCAGAGCCCTTCTCCGTTGTGGGTGCGTTTCCGTTCACAGACACGAGCTACTCCTTGGGCTCGGCTTCCCCGCCGGGAGAGACCTGTGGATCGGCCTCGCCGCCCTCAGCCATCTCCTCCGTGGACAGCTTGCGCTCCTCTTCGACACGAGTGCGCTCAGGGGACTCCTCGTCGCCCGCTTCGTCCTCGTCAGCCTGGTCCGGCTGGTCGGGTTCCTTCTCCACTGCGCCCTCCTTTGGTTGGATTCCATTACGATCTGCCCCTAGGTACGTAGCTAAGGCCCCCACCACAGCTCCTAGTGCGGTCGAGAGCACAGCCGCCTCTTGATCCGAAACGTGACCGTGGTGAGAGACGAACTCTACTGCGATCAGTAGGACCAGTGTCAACGCAACCCCCGCTGCGAGGACGATGGCGACTATGTCTCGACCGGACCATTTGTGCATTACCCTGGGGCGGGAGCGAAGCCGATGAAGCCGGCGATCGACTTACCCTTCTCCCCTCCGTTCCAGCTGTTCTGTCCCGGCTTCTGCCATGTGTACACCAGGCTGCCGTTCTTCTTCTTGCCGATCAGAGTCAGTGCACCAGCTGCTGACCTCTCTGCGCTGATCGACACGACGTCCTTGGCGTCACAGAAGCGTGACATGCCAGCCGGGCCTGATCCCGCCTTGGCACCGTTCCAGTTCGTCTGGCCTTTGTTCTGCCACGTGTACCACACAGCGTCCTTGTGCAGCTCGAACACGTGGATGCCGTCGGCCCAGTTGAGCGCTACAGCCACTTGTGGTTCCTCCGAATCTGGTTGAGATGGTTCGGGCGAAGAGCCCCTGGCCAAGTCGAGAACGTAGTCCCAAGGGAACCCTGGTCCTGGATCCCAGTGGCCACCCCCTCGAGCCCCGAGCTCGTTGTGACCACAGACTCCTCGACCCGAACCTTGTGCCTGGGAAGCACTGAGCTGCGTGATCGGTAGGCCGTAGTACTTGGCCTCCTCAGCAATCCAGTCGGCACAGTTGCGAAGCATGTTGTCGTGGTTGTTCCGCCACTCGTTGGTTGACCAGGAAGCGAACCCACATAGCTCCGTTTGGATCGCCACCGGGTTGAACTCGGATGCCGTCCACGCCTTGTTGGGACGCTTGACGTATTCCCCGATCTTGCCCCGCTTGTCGTCGATGCCGGTGTGGCTTGAGACCTGGGCACTTGAGCTCGCGAAGAAGTTGCCCAGACTTTCAATCGTCCTAGCCCCTTCGGCGGTATGCACAACGATCAGCCGCACGCTTGACCCACCACGGCTGGAATAGTTCGGGCTCGGAATCCACACTCGCTGGAGGGCCATCAGTCTTCATCCTCCTCAAGCGAGCGCCCCAGTCGGCGTTCAACTTCACGACGCCGTGGGTCGACCGGATCGAGAAACCGGGCATCGTCGTCGCTCTCGAGTGGAGGCAGGTGCTCGTGTGGCTCCGCAGCGGGCTCAGGGCTTGGCTGCACTTCCACCTGCTCGTCCTCAGGAGTGTCCATTATCCCTCCTTACTTGATACATCCGTACACCGTTACCTGTCCGCCTGGATGGTTGATCACGACCTCGCCTGGCACGAAGCTTGTTGGGCAATTGACTGCGCCTGGCGGTCCCTCCGGACCCTGAGCTCCTGGATCTCCCTTCGGGCCTGCCGGACCAATGGGGCCTCTCGGACCGGGAGTACCGTTGTGCAGCGTGATCGTTACCGTCTTCTGTGGAGCGGGGGCAGTCGCGCCTAAGGCCACAGCTACCAGTGCCCCGCTGCCAGCTGCCAGTAGGAGGGACACGCCCATGACGGCACTAACCTTCTTCATGCTCGCCATGTTCGAGTCCTTCCTTGTACGCATCGAGCCGGGCGTCGCACGCTTTCTGCTCGTG